GAATTGACCATCGTGATTTGCCCGCTAGCCTTATTTAAGGTCACGCCAGTTGATTTGTTGGTTATTTGTGTAACCGTACCGCCGGCGCCAGTTGCGTATCCGATCCCGAAAGTAGCCCCCTTAGAGAGGATCGATTTCGTGGCCGTGATTGCACCAGCTCCAGGGTCGATCGTATCGCCAACCATGACGCCGGCGCCGAATGAAGCAGCGACAAGAGCACCGGTAGACCCTGTCGGGGTCGCAGAAATATCCAGCCGAGAACCGGATACAGCGCCACTGAATGTTTCAGTCGCCACCACGTTGAAACCGGCGGCCGCAACGTATGCAGATCCAGTGTAACCATAGGCAAAGTTTGCAGCCAGAGTTGAGCCGTTCGTCGAGGCCAATGGCGCAGCCGCTGTTCCGGCCGAAGAAAAATGTCTAACTGATGCAGCTGCTCCGAACGATTGGATGAATAGGTCAGCCGCTGTGGAGTCAGCGCCACCAAGACTCATAACAACTTGAGCAGTTCCAGTAACCCCTGAAGGCGTTCCTATTGCAGGAAGGCTGGCTGCGTTTTTGCTAATCGTTTGAGTTGCTGACCAAGTGTTGATCCCGTCAAGGAACGGAACCTTATGTCCGCTTGTACCGGTATCCGCTGCCGCAGCCGTCCCTACCGTGAGTATGGCGGCAACGCTCGAAGCAAGTGCCGGGACATCAACGCTGAAGGTGTAGCTCAGGCCGACCTTTGAGAGCATCAACGGGCTTTGAACTTGAACAAGGGCTGGGAATTGTGTGCTGGTTAGAAGCTTGTAATCCATCTTCAATTCCCTTCAATCACGCCGATGGTGCCAATGATCAGGTCAACGACAAATCCGTTGATGGTGATCTTGACACCCAACCTGTACGTGCCAGGGCACAAGTTTGAGAGATCGCTATCCTCGAACTGCCAATTGAAACCGGGACCGGGGATCGACACCTTGCCGTTGGCGATGGAAGCAGTAGCAACCGCTCCGTAAGCGCTGCTCGCGCCGTAGCCGTGCCTTCGGGCCCCGTCGGGCATCTCTCTGACCGTCACGACGATATCGACGGTTAGGGCCGGATTTGTTAGGTCCGTAACGGTTCCGTCTGCTTTATCGACCAGGCTGTAGGTCTTACTGGCCCAAGTCGCGCGATTTGAGATCGTATCGACCTGGCCTGTGTACATTTTTGAACCTTGAAATGAAAAAGGCGACCCCGAAGGACCGCCTTTGTTGGAATGAGCAGATTATAAACGCCGAACCTGCCGTTAATGTAGCCTACCAAACAGTGCCAAGCGGTGTAAGCTTGTTATAATTAACTACAAAACTTCTTGATTTTACTCACAAATTACAAAAAAACTGCTAAATCAACACTCTGCAGAAAATCCACTATCCATACATTTTTGTGTATTGACGATGTGTATACAAATATGAACTATACTCACAACTATCACCACTATCACCATCCAAATACTCGATATGAGATGCAAAACCTAAATCACCATCACAACAACGATCAAGCTCAGAAACCGAAAGAGGACGCCAATGGCCCCCGCCGCCGCAACGAACACGCGCTCGGCAGAACTGGAAACTGCAACACGAACCACGTCCATAAACATACGCGTGTCCCAAGTAACCCGCCAATTGATCGACACGGCAGCAGCTGTAGTAGGTAAATCGCGTACTGAGTTTATGTTGGAGAGTGCAAGACAACATGCGATCGACGTACTTTTAGATCAGCGGCTATTTGTTTTGAACGCTGAACAGCACGACGCTTTCATGAATGCCTTGAATAATCCTCCCTTACCAAATGCCGAATTGAAAAAACTGCTATCGAGTAAATCCCCATGGGAGAAGTGACCGATATAGGTATTGCGTTTGGAGGGAAACTAACACCTCCAAGCGCAATTACTTCCGCTCACGATTTAACTCAATTTCACTGCGCTAAAGAGCCTCTTGATGACTGGCTCCGATTCCACGCGCTAAAAAATGAAGGCCGCTCATCTCGAACATATATTGTTTCTGAAGGGCGTATTGCAATTGGCTATTATTGCCTTTCAACAGGAGCAGAAAAGTTAGCCAGCCTGCCATCAAAACTTAAACGCAATAGCCCTGATCCTGTACCGTTAATATTACTTGGACGTCTTGCGGTGGATTTAAACCATCAAGGAAGAGGTATTGGCGCAGGCCTTCTCAAAGATGCATTAAGACGCGTTTCTCAGGTTTCAAATGTAGTAGGTAGCCGAGCGCTGATCGTTCATGCCATCGATCAGAACGCTATGGCATTTTACATTAAATACGGATTCCGTGAGTTTCCATACGGGTCGCAAACTATGTTTTTGCCGATGGAAACGATAATTGCTGGTATCATCTAATTGCCCTCTTTTACAGGGATCCCCTCCCTTGTTCGATCTGGGGTTGTGGTGGTATTATCGGTTGAGAAACGAGGGGGCGGTAGCGGCGGCGGTTGATAGGTGTTAGATGCGTGATGTAGTTACAGGCTTTTATTTTAATGTTTTAGAGCGATTAATTTCACAAGGTATCATTTCTGTTGAAGATAGCGTTCTGGTAGTTTGTGGTGGCCCACTCGACGAAAAAGTAGTTCAAGGCGCAGGATTTAAAAATTTCACTATTTCGAATATTGACAATAATTCTTCAGAGGAGTGTGAACGACAGGACGCTGAAAACTTAGGTTATAAGGACCAGGCGTTCGATATTGTAATCGTTCATGCAGGTTTGCACCACTGTTACTCGCCACATCGCGCTCTCCTTGAAATGTATCGGGTTTCAAGGAAATGCGTAATTGCTTTTGAATCTAGAGATAGTCTTCTTATTCGCACTGCTGTTCGTCTAGGATTGACACTCGACTATGAGACCAACAGCGTCACTCCTGATGGTAAAGGTGGCGTAGCCGAAAGCGGGATTCCAAATTTTATTTATCGATGGACCGAACGAGAAGTACGTAAAACCATATCTAGCTTTGATCCAATTAGGGCGCATAACATCAAGTTCTTCTACGATCTTCGCATTCCGATTCAACGATTTACACAAAGTGGTAATCGCATCTTGTATGCAATTGGAATTTCAATAGAGCCTTTATCAAAGATAATAGCAAAACTTTTTCCACGCCAATGCAACGAGTTCGCTTTCATTATTTTGAAAAATGATGCTTTCCATCCATGGGCTAACAATTAACATTGCTTCAAAGTTTTAAATAAATGGTGGCGACCATAGTTGGTTGTACTGTTCTCATCGGTGTCGGCGATGCGGCTCCAGCAGGTGCATTATTGATAGATATGCCAGTGGTAGCACTGCTTGTATTATTGGCAGCAGCATAGCCGCCTGGATTACCCCCTCCCAACCCAGCTCCACCAAGGCTAGCAGCATATGAGTGTATATGCCCTGGGTCGGTAAGCGTATTATTATGGGTGTGTTGAATTAGATTTGCCGCCGCCATGGTAACGCTTTCAGCGCCACCGACCGCCCCTAGCACGGTCCCCGCCGTGCCAAAATACGTCGCAGTCAACCTCCCCGCCGCGCTGTTGCCCATGTCGTCGAGACCGGCAATCGCACGACCTCGATAGTCAGGTAGAGCGATGTTCTTATTGGCTGCCCAGTCTGCTGCAGCCGATGCGCCGCGCCCACCTGACACTGCGAGGTTCGGATCAGCGCTCCAGAGAAAGGAATATAGCGCCTGCGTGTCGGCATTCGCGCGCTCGGTTGCGCTTGATATCGATGATCCGATTGATCGGCCATTGGCTCGAACGAATCCGCTCTGAACACCCGTTCCATACCAAAGGGCAATCTGACCGGTTTGCATAACGGTCGTCGGATCAACCGGAGATCCGCCACCACCGCCTGAAGATGCGCCGACGACCAAAAGATTATCGCCGACAAATAGTGTAACGCCGTCCTTATCGGTCAGGCGGAGTTTGATCGTGCCGTCAGCGACGAAGAATTGTGGGAGCCGTGCGGTACTATCAGCAACCAATGGATATGGGTTAAGTATCGTCAGACCCGAATCTTGATAACTGTTTTGCGGAGCGTTCGTCGTGCCCGCTTGAACACAGAACAGCCTACATCCAACAGCTGGTTTGCCAAACTGATCGAACTGTGGCGTGAGCGAGAAGCCAGGGATTGTGCCTGCCATTAACAGGCCCCCAACGCAAAAAGCCCCGCCAAAGCGAGGGAGAGACGTTTTAACATTTTGAATTGCCTCATAGAAAAAGGCGGCCCCGAAGGACCGCCTTTGTTTAACCTTGCTTTAGTGTGCCGTGCCGCGATATGTCACGACTTGGCAGAATTTGGTTAAAAGATTGAATTATTTCTCAAAGAATACGGACATCACTTTCAAAATGACTGCTAGGTCAAAAATAATTCTAACGACCTATTACGTAACAGTGATGTTACTGGCCTGGTGGCCTTGGAATTTTTGGCTATTGTTCTTCGGCGAGGCTTGGTGCCGGCGCTTGGAGAGACCGCATCAGGTCGCTAGTCGATACATTAAAGCCCGAGCCACGTAGATTGGTGGCAAGGTTGCGAGCCGCCATCGCAGTTGCAGCGGCATTCTTGGCATTTCGTTGTTGCTGAAACTGAGCAACTTTTTCTTCAAATTTCTCCGATGCACTGGCTAAAGGAGCGCGAGAGCGGATCGCTTCAGAAAGCTTTTGTGCTTGATTGACGGTCATCTTATTGCCAACCGAGCGAAGTAGCCAACCAACCGCAGGAACGGCAGCTCCAGCCGGCCCAGCAATTGCATAACCGCCACCGCCGGTAATCGCAGCGCCAATGCCGCCGCCGCCCGCCATAATATTTCCAGCCTTACGCATCAGGTTTTGAGTTGTTGTACCTTCTGCAATCTGGCGTGCGGCCGCGATATCTTCTGCGCTTAAGCCCCGCTGCATTTTTGGATTAGCGCCTATATCCGCCATTCGCTGTCGGATGGTGTTCGAAACATTCATTCCCGAGTTAGAGGCAGCGGCCCTAATTTCAGCCTGCACTAATTTTTGGTCAATCTTCCCAGAATTCATCGCCGCTGAATAATTAGCGTTTGAGTCCTTCATAACGCGCGTGAAGTCGTCCGCGCTGCCACGCGTAACAGCGTTGGCAGGGACCGCTTCGAGATATCCATTCAACTCTCTCAAGGCGATGCCAGCAGCCGCCTTTTCGGTTGGGTCGATTGATCCTGCGGCTTTGCCGAGCGTCTTCTGCAACGAATGTAGATTGCGCCCCGTGACGGTTACCGCATCATCGGGAATAGTTTCCAACTTCTTTAAGATACCGTGAGCTTTAGTCGCCACCACATCATCGAAACCACTTTGGTCCAGCGATGCGCGGATGCGACCTGCCGCGTCGCGAAGAGATTGCGGCGCAAGCTCAAAGCCAGTGACTGCTTCACTGTTATACCCCTCCTTGGCGGCGGCCTTTAGTTCAGCGATGGACGGCGTCGCAGAAGGTGCTTTAGCACCAAGCAAACGCGTTGCCCCACTGATCACCCCTCCGAGAGCGCCGCCTACCGCCGCACCAACTCCGCCGTCCGCCGCACGTTGCGTCACGTCTCCTTCGCTATTCCCAGCTCCGTGCAAGCCACCCATGATTGCGCCTGTGCGGATAGCACTAGATCCGGTAGGGGCGACCATGCTGCCCGCAAACTCTGCGGTCGCAGCTTTGATTGGATTGGCTTTGCGGAATTGATCCAAGCGGTCACGTTCAGCAGCTACGTTATGTTGATAGGCCTCGTCGAATGTTTCACCACGGATTGCCATATCGATTGGAGCACGCGCAGCAGCGCTAATCTCGTCTCCGAAACCGAACGTTGCACCATTGATTGCAGCATCTGTCATACCAGCCGCCGGCACGCCCTGATTTGTCCGAAAGGATGCCGTCTTGTAAATTTCAGCATCAGCATTCTTTCCGTTACTTAGACCCTGCGCCAACTTTTCTTTTGGACTTGGCTCCGCATCCAACAACTTGAACCCTGCAGGCAATTCCGCGCTAGTCGCTGCCTTTTCAGGCGCATTTATTAACTTGAACCCTGCTGGCAGCATCGCGACCTTAGGCTCGTACAACCCCGCCGACTCCGCTTCAGCATCGCCCCACACGCGCCTTGTCGGCGTAACGTCTGGACGGTCGATAAACGTGGCCGGAGGATCATTGCGATACAGGTCAGCAAGCGTCATTTCGCAGGCACCCAGGCGGAACCATCAAACTCGATCATATTCCCCTTCGCATCCTGAGCGCGTTGACCTTTCGCATATTGGGAAGGTGCAGCACTCGCTGCCTGCGGCGCAGATTGCGCCCCACCTGCCGGTCCACCGCCCCCCGGTTTAAAATAGTTTCCACCACGTAAGTCTTTGATACGTAGATCGTTGATCTGCGCCTGCCTATCAGTTAGCGACAACATTCGTTTGATTGTACGGATTTTCAAATCTGGCGGCGCATTAGGATTAGCTATGATGGATTGGAATTTTGCCATTTCCATGTCAGTTGACGCGCCCTTCAGCGTAGCCGACATATTCTTGATGGCTTCACTTGACATCAACTGGTCAAGTTCGGTCGTAGCTTTAGCGGCCTCCGGATCAATCCCAATCATACTAGCAACACCCGGCAGGTTCGTCCCAACCGAACCGCGAACGCCCGCAGTGTAGCCGCTAAATGCTTTCGGTGCCAATTCAATAGCGCGGTTCAATGTGTCACGAGTTGAAGACAGCTGCGCATTCGCGTCTTCGGCATCGAAGACCGCTTTCTTATCAACACTGGTTAGTTTGTTTTCCTCACCCATCGGTAGCCCGATGGCCTGAACGGTACCCTTGTTCGGATTGACAATAGCCTGTGTTTTTCTTCCATCAGATGTACCAATAGTGGTGAGTACTGGTGCATCCTTTTCAGCCTTTGTCTTTTCTAGACCTAGCATACCAAGCTTATAAGTACGATCGAGGTCATCGGTAGACATTTGATGCGCGAGGTTTGCAAGCGTCGTAGCTGATTGTACATCGCCAGCCTGGACAAGTTTGCTCCCTAGTTCACGCAACGACGACGGACTTCCGTCAAAATTTGCGGTCTTAAGAATGTCATCGCGCGTGGCATCTTTCTGTGCCTGCTTATAAGTCTGCCCCAATTGCGACAGCGATGACGCCAAATTAAGGTCAGTCATAAACGGCTGCGTCGATGGCAATTGGAGCTGATTGATCATGCAATGTTTCTCTAAATATGAGTCCAGCACTTACCAGAACGAATGCGAGAAATTACGTCTTGGCCTACGCCATAGATGGACGCTAGCTCCCACTGTCGAAAGCCCTTGGCGGCCCGGATCGCAACCACATCGGATTCGATTAGTTTAGCGTTTGGCCTTGCATGTGAAACCCCGCGTGCCTGCCGATTTTTAGTTACCTTGTCAGCCACATTGTCGGCACTGCTTCCGAGAAATAAATGATCCGGGTTCACGCAGCCTGGATTGTCGCATCGATGAAGCACCAACATTCCCTTAGGAATTTCACCGTGATAAATTTCGTATGATGCTCGATGAGCCATCTTTGGGCGAAAGTTGGAGCTAATGGTGCCATAGCCATCCTTATTTTTATATGCCGTCCACTCCCAACAGCCCTCACCTTCGGGCTTGCGAACCTTAGGAAGAAAACGCTGCTCTAACGGCTTTGCTTTGATACCCATTAGCCGAACTTCCACGGAGAGTTATTGAAAAACATGCCGCCACCATTGCCCATGCCAGTGGCGCTTGTCGCAGCATTGCCAAACGCCGAACCAATTCCGCCTAATCCACCTCCCAAGGCCATCGACGCGACGCCAAGACCAGCGCCTAGCAAGTTCTTTGCACCCGCCGCCTCGCCTTGCGCTTGCAGCGTGTTGGCCCCGGCATTTCCGGAAGTGACATTGCCTTGTAGATTAACGCGGTTGTTGGCATCGGTTTGATAGAGGTTAGCGAGGTTCGTATCGACGCCCGCCATTGCTCCGGCCGCTGTCAAAGCCTTGTTGTCATAGCCGCCAATATTGTTGAGCCAGCCATTGTAGGTTTGATCTGCCAGGCCTGTGCCAAATTTTATGGCGTCTAAATCAGAGTTGCCGCTATCCAACATACCCGCCGCCGCGCGACGGCGATTAATTGCATCCAGCCCGGTATTTAATGTGAACTTATATCCGGGGCCCGTCTGAAATGCATCGGTAGCGCGCTTACCGCCGTCAGCACCATTTACCCCAAGCGCATCTGCATAGAGAGCAGACCCTTTATTATACAGAGCCGAAAGCGGGGCATACTCGCCTTTTGCCGTCGCTAGCGCATCCTTCGCTCCGGTGAACCCGGTATCGAGATAGCCCATGCCTTTCTGGCCGTAATCTTGGTACAGCGCCCTATTCTTGTCGGCGGCTTCACGCTCAGCGCCGCCACCGAATAGAGTTGAGAGAAAAGATGCCATAAACTTTACACCTCATAAGTGCCGGTCAAAACCAACACCGTGCCGTCAGTCAAAACGGTCGTGTTGTCGTAGTAAGCAACTGAGCATTTTGTTTCGCCCGTAAAAATACTTGCCCTGATAGCGTATCCGGTCAGAGAAGTTTCTCCACCAGCAAGAAAAGAATCGCGGATCGCCGGACCGACCGGAAGTGAGATGTAAAGCGCGCCGCTTGAACCGCTGATGTTGGTGATTTCGACCTTCAGTTGAACATCAACTGTCTTTCCAAGTCGTCGATATCTGCATGTAGCAGTGCCTATCGGGGGACCGCCGGCATCAGCCGTAAGTACCGGATTAAATGTGGAGGTCCATGTTCCTAGAAGTGTCGTGATTGTATTTTGTATAGTCGCGATCGTCGCCTGCAAAGTTACGAGTGTATTTTGCAGAAAAGAAAACCACTGGAACCACAGGGGCGTTACGAGCCGACTACCGTCTGAAATCGGTTCAATCTGACCTGGAAGCTGAGTATCTGCCATTATTGCAGCTTGTCCGCCTGCATATCAGCACCCATAAATCCCAACGGAACGTTGCTCGAACAATCAAAGCGGAAACGAACGCCTTGAGCGTCGGCGTGCCCCCATAGATGAGACCTGATCCGCCCCGAAGTGATGGACTGTTGGCCTACCGGTAAAACGCGAGGCTTAGACCAGTCTTGACCGCCATCCCTTGAAATCGAGATTTCAATATTCGGATCGGTATGAACGGGATCGACACCCGTTGCGATACCGACGCCCTTGGTCAGGTACAGTTCGATAGTGTTGATCGCCAATGGAGATGGAAACGCGCCAAACGGACCTGTCTCGATCCTCATCCGCAGCGGCGTTCCGACCTCATCCTGCGTCATGGCGTCGATCTGCAGAATATTCCCGGTCAAAGTATCCAAGCAAAGCCATTTTGAGAATGCCTTCACCGGATAGGCGGCGCGCCAGAATGACTTGAGATAGCTTTCGCGCTCGTGCCATGTCTGCACGCCAACATCGTATACCCAACACCAAGTCGGCGACTGCACGACAACATAGGAATGCCCACCTGCAATAAAAACTGAGAGGCGGATGGTGGTTTTGTCTGCCGTATTTTCAATCGCACGATCTACATCAGGGGATGAGATTTTAACTGTGCTATAACCATTCAGGGTGCTTACCCCAAAGTCGTCGCCCGCCAGAAATGTGCCGTTCCCCCAACCATCTTCATCACCGCAAATGGCATAGGGGCCGACGATCCCGCGAGGAATAGTCGCGATGTAGTTAAACGGATAAGCTGTATCGTTCTGGCCACCCCAGACCTCAATACTTGAACTACCTGCCAAAAGGATCTGACCGTTACCTAGCGGTATCGCGCGATAAAGGGTGTCCGGCTTACTTTCTGCGGTCGCAACGTCAGTGGTAGCTACTGACGTAGAATTGATCCCTGACGTTCTCGTCTTACCATCGCCATAAGTGAAAACAAAGAAGCCCTTGTGGAACACCACAGAATTAGGCTGCCCAACATCAGCGTCGGGATAGGCGACGATTGCGCCCGCTAAAATAATGAATGCACCATCACCAGGCGCCACGATGACCACGTTAGGAATTGACGCATTATTCGCCGCCATGAACACGCCTGTCGTGCCCGGCAACGTACCCGTTAACGCGGTTGCGGCCCCTCCTGCGACAGTCGATGTATAAACTTTGGTCCCCACGACGGTGTACAACGTTGATCCAACCACTAACCGTCCGCGCGGTGTTGCGTTCTGCGTGGTACCGAACGATTTAAGGCCTGGCGCTCGCCAATAGACGTATTTTGCCCCTGCTGTATCGCTTAGCTGCTCAATGATCGTGTTGACGATACGACCGCCAGACGCGTTAACATGCCTACCTGGAGCAGATAGCAGAGGAAACGGAAGAGCCGTCACTAGAAGTCCTCGAAGTCCACTACATCCCCGTCGTTAGGGGCGATGGCGCTCAAAGTACGCAAGTCGGCTTCCGTTATCATTGGTTGGCAATCCGGTAGTTGCTCGTATGGCACGCCAAACCTGCCTGCCGCGGCCCACGCCAACCGCAAAGACAACGGGTCGAACATCTCGTCCGGGATTTCGTCGGGATCAGCCAGGTAGATCACCTGGCGTGCGTTCAGATTAGCGACAAGCGGATCAATCCGGTCGTCGATTGCCTGAGCGGTGACGGAATCTGCCGTCTCTCCCGCGACAAGCTTCTTCAGCCGCTCTAAAGCGGCATTGCCGAGATCGACCCGCGTCTTGGTCATTTACGCTCTTGCTCGGCGCGCGCGGCGTTAATTTTCGCCTGAAGCTTAGCTTTTTCATTAGCCTCGTCGGCCTGCTCGTTCTTGATGGCGGCTAGTTCTGCGGCGTGCTCTTCCGCTCTGGCCTTGGCTTCGGCTCGAGCCCGATCTTTTACCGGCCGACTGTGGGATCGCGGCGTTGAACGAGTAAAGCTTGCCTCGTTTGACCGTCGCATCTGATCAGCAGACTTAGGATCGGACGTGCCGTACTCTTCCATACGGTTGGCGATCACGTTTTCATCGAAGGTCAGATTGTCGTCTTCGTCCTCAACTATGTGATCGGCTGAAGAACGCTTTCGGCCTTCATCACCATAGCTTTCTTGACCTTTGATGCTAAAGTATGGGTTGCCCCAAATCTTCGCATAGAACTGCGGGTCAACTTCAATAGCCTCACCTGCCTTAAATC